ATCTAGCATCTCATTATATTTGGCATCTATAATATCATCCGAATTGTCCTGACGATATTGCATGATAATATCCAAATGTTTAGTGGGTGACCAATTTTTAGGTAGTCCTATATCTTTATGAATAGTATCATAAACCGTGCTTTGAAGTTTATCTAAACCGCCAAGCTCAGATAGGATAAGACGTACGTATGTATTAAGCTTAGGCTCTTCAGATTTTGACGTGCCAGCCTTAAGCGATACGCCTAGCATTTCACCAGTCTTATACTTTAGGAATATATCACCCTTATGGTTCTTATCGATACCTGCTGGTTTTTTTCTATATCCCCAATATACTTGAGATATTTTAGATTTGGCATTTTCTTCTTTTAGATATTTTAAAATACCAAAAGCATTTTCCATTTTCTCTTGGAATTTAGATGATTCTGACATAGCATTAATAAACTCTTTACCAGTCTTAGCATCCTTACCATTAACATAAATTGACTTATCGTACTTACCTTGTAATAAGTATTTCATACATGCATCTACATCTGAGAATGATTTATTAGACATGAATAAAATAGCCGGAACTAGTTCAGTAATGGTTGAATTTAAAGTTGTTTCGGTCATACCACCAGCTGTTGGTTTAAACAATAATCTAATTTTATATTTGCTACTCACAATTATATCATAAGATCCAACACTACCCATATAAGAATCAATTACAATATAATCAAAGTTGTCTTCTAATATCTTAATAGTTTTTTCATATGCCTTTACCCTATCGGTAGAAACAATCTTTAGAGTCTCCATCCTAGAAGTAGATTTGACTGATTGAATACCGTCACACGCTTTACCTAATTTCTTGCATACAACTTTTTGTATTGCTTTAGATATGCTTGTTGTACTAGCTTCATTAATAAAGTGTTTGAAGTTTTTCATTAGTTCACGTCCATCCAAGCTTTAACTTGAGGATTATTAGGTAGTTTAGAAGACCGCTTCATAATCTAAAGCTTAGTCCAAGTAATTGATTGACTGGGGCAAATGTGCCAGTCAATTTAATAAGTTCTCCCTTATGGAAGAATGTTAATCCTTCGGTTGGAATAACTGCTTTTATCCCACCCAACTTTTCTAATCTATCAAGCTCATGTTCCAATTTAGCTAATAGCTTTGGATCACCCTTTTTCTGAACTGCAGCTATTGTTCTATCCATATCCTTTTGAATCTTCACAATAGCTTTATCAGGATTAACTGCCATAAGATCAGTCATCATAGATAATACATCTGCACCTAATTTAAGGAATAGCATTTCAAATGGTCGAACGATAGTTTTAAGATGTTCCATTAATTTCTTATCTTCATTCTTTACAAGACCAACCAAATGTTTTGGTAGTGCTTTTGCAATACCAATGATTTTGATACTCTTATTAACATGCGTCCAACGGTTCAGAATATCTGTCCGGATTTTATCATCAATTTCCTTTTTAGAATCAATAGAATCTAATAAACGAGTGAAGTATACTCGGCGAACATCAATAATAGTGTCTTTAGTATTTACACCAAAGCTTTTACGAATTTTAGATAGTTGACCAAGATATTGAGATTTCTTGGCTTTGAAATCAGATGATTGTGGTAGTTTAACACCAGATAGTTTACGAATATGGAATTTCTCTTGTTGATGAGCATTAACTTGCCTAAGCATTCCATCAAGCATTCGTGCCGCTTCTTTATCAATTTGAGCAATAGGGATACCTTCATCATTATGAGGTATTACACCATGAAGTCTCAATTCAGTTACTCCATATTCAATTACATTCTCAGCAGATTTTGGCATCATAACCTCTACTGACATCCATTGCCGACCATTTTGGAAAATAGTCTCTCGTTGGAGGGTAGATAATTTCATAATACCATTATAGAGATCTTTCATGGCCTGTACATAAGCATCACCATTCTCTCTACCTTTGAATTTAGCGGCCATTCCAGGAACATCTAATGCCTTCTCACCACGATTTTTGAGATGAGTTTTTGATCGAGCAGCAATGATTTGACCATCTCTGAATGATAACATTAGGTTGTGACCGTCAGTTTTTTCTTCCGCGTAGTCGAGTTTACCTGCCAATACATTAACAATAATGTCTGACATGTCCAAGAATGTAAAATGTTGTATATTAAATGGGTGTGATAAGTGAAGACTTCTCTAATAATGACCCGAAGGTCAATGTCCAAAGGCGCCGCCTTCAGAAATGGCACGAACACCACCATTACGATTAAAATCTTTTCTAAAATTATTAAATGTTTGCATGGTAAAATCCAAATTTATATAAATATAGGTCACGAGATTGCAATCTCCACCTATTCTAATACTATGAAGGAGTATTAGCATACATGTATATTTATCTATATTTAAAAAGACACAATATAAATTGTAAACATAAATGATTATGCAATTATACCATCAAACCTCTTCTTCTTGAATTCTGGCTTCTTGCCAATAGAACTTTTGATATTCTCAGTAAGAGAGGAAGAAGCATCATCATTTAGATTAATTAGCTTCATATGGGGATAATCAATACCAGTAACAAACGCTTTCTTATAATCTGAATATCGATTTTTAAGTACTTTGAACTTAATTTGACCCAACTCCTGCAATTCTTCTGATGTAGTCATTGAAATCATAAAGTCAGCCGTCGCAGGAAGACCAAATGATTCAGCAGTACTAGTAATATCAGGGTCAGTATCAGAGAATCCTGATCTATTAACTTGAGCAGCACTCCAAATAGGTAAATTATACTCTACTGCCATACCACGCAGTTCTTCTGCGATTGCTTTTACATAATGATAACTATTTTCAGACCCGCCTGAAAACCTAGATGATGCACAAATACCTAGATAATCCACAAAGATAGCATCAGGTTTGAATTTCTTTTTAATAGCCAATTCTTTCAAGAGAGCTTTGAAATTATTGGTTGAAGCTGCTCCAGTAGGATATTCCTTAACAATTAACTTACCTTTGATATTTTTAGCAGTTCTCTTGAATTTTGATTTGAAGTCTTCTTGACTTAATCGTTCAATATCATTAAGAGATATATTTAAAATGTTAGCATCAATTCGCTCTGCGATTCGTTCCTCGGCCATTTCCATTGTGATATATAATACATTTTTACCTTGAGCCATATATGATGAGGCAATATGACAGAGGGCAAGAGACTTACCAACATTAATGCCAGCAAGAATAATATTAAGAGTTTTGTTTGGAATACCACCTTTAGTAGCGTGGTTTAGATAATCAATATCAGATGCAATTCGTTCTTCATAACGATGATAAAATTCAAATCGTTCATCAACATCATCATTCCAATCATGACCAATATGACTATCAAGACTTACAGCAAGAGCATTTGATAATAGATCTGGTATACCACCACGAGCACCATCGCCATCAATAATTTCGATGGCTTTCATTACAGAATTATATACTGCTTTATCTTGACAGAATTTATTGGTTGAATCTAATAACCAATCATATTCATGAGAATCGTCAGATAATTCTGACAGGGTCTCTACAGTAGTAGAGTATTGTTGTTCGTTAAGATCCTCTCTACCTTCTAATTGAATAGATAATGCATCAATTGAAGGAGCAGAACTATACTTAATAGAATACTTTACAATCTCTTCAAATAAGATACGATCTCCGTATTCATGAAAGTATTCAGGTTTAAGATACGCTATTGTTCGTTCAAGAAATTCTGGATTATTAAGAAGATTAGAGAGAATAACATTTTCAATTGAATTCATTATATAATTATATCACATTTTGTTGTTATTGTTAATTATATAATTATACCTTCTTTCTTCGGAATTACAATTCCAGATCCAAATACATTATTGTATTGATTTAGAATTTCTTCCGACGGCTCCGTGCATGTGATGATGTGACTATCAAGAATTTCAAAGCTTTCACAAGGAGCACTATATGGTAAGAATGGTAACACAGCAACTTGCATTTTACCTTCACCAGCTGGTACCTGATGCATTACGATAGCATCTTTAACTGTCCAACTACCACCTATTGTTTTTGATAACACATTAACAACAATATCATCACCATTAACTAACTTTAATGTATATACTTTACTTCTCTTTTTCATTAATATCCATCCTTGAACCAACCAGAACCACGAAGGACAAAATTAGAAGGTCTAATGACTTGCTTCAATTCTGGCTTTTCACAATTAGGGCAATATTTTAATTTCTTTGCTTTCATAGTTTGTTTTACATCAAATTCAAAATCACAATCTTCACACCGATATGTGTAAGTTGGCATTAAGTACTACTCCTGTTCTAATGTTTCAATTGCATTCTCAAGAACAGTATTAAAAAATTTAGATACTGTTTTATTAACTTCATCCTGATAAGTTTCTTGATTTAGAGGAGAACCATCTTTTGAAAAAACAGCTACATCACAAGAAATTTCGGCAGAGTCCTCTGGTACTTCAATTGATTCTGGATCTATTTGAATAATCAAATCATTATCAGTTTCAATTGTTACCCAATCAACATTCATGATCTTTCTCCAAGTTTTTTCTAATTCCACCAAGTTCTTTACTAATCTCGTTTAACAATTTATTTTCTAACCCAAGCAGTATGATACCATATATTAATAGAAAGAACATACCAAAACCAACAATTAAAAATAATTCAAGCATCATCTTCTCCATGATCAACTGCACCAGCAGTATATCTATTTTCTACCCATTTAGAAAAATCTGTATCTTCAATAATAGGCATCCAAAATTCTAGAGTTGAAGTATCTTTAGCTCTCCAACTTTTATCATCTTCAACAGAAGGTCTAGTATACCAACCAACTTTTGGTTTAATAACATGACCTGATTCTAAAGCTACATCCAATAGACCTGACCATTTATTAATACCACCCTCCCAAGAAACTGTAATTGGAATTTTTGACTTCTCTCTAGCAAATCGAGACTTCTCAATGTTAATGTTGAAATTATATCCAATAACATCTTTTCCATCTTTATTTTGAGACCGGCCAATGATCCAAACTGTAGAAGCAGAATACATTACACCTGAACCGCCAGATACAGTTGGTCCACCATACATTGTCATTGATTCATATGTATGATTAACTGCTACCATAGGAATATCAATAGTTGTTAGATATGGCGTTACCATTCTAAAAAGAGACTTAAGCTGTTTTGCTCTAGTCATATCAGCAACTGATTTTTCATCAAGAGCATCATCAACTTCTTTCTTAGAAGCAAGATTACCAATTGAATCAATAAAAATGAATACTTTATTACCACGCTTTAGTTCTTCCATCTTCTTCATAATATCAAATTTCAATTCTTCAATATTTTTAATTGGAAGATGTAGTACTCGATCAGTATCTACTCCAAATGAATCAAAATATTTGGTTGGTGTACCAAATTCTGAATCATAGAATAAACAAATAGCATCATCATGCTTTTTAAGGTATGCACTCATCATGAGAATACCAAATAAAGTTTTGAAATGTTTTGATGGCCCAGCAAGAACTGTTAAGCCGGTTGATAATCCTCCATCCATTTTACCAGATAGAGCTACATTAATCATGGGAACATCGGTTGGAACAACATCCTTATTCATGAAAAATGATGATTCTGATAGAACAGATGTATCATCTAAACTTGAGACCTTCTTTAGTCTCGATAACAAATCACTCATATAATCTCCTTTTGAATATATTAATTATATCACATTACCTTTTACATGTAAATAGATTAGTTAAAGAAACTTTCAAGACTAGCCTTTCTTTCCCAATCCCAACCAATTGCTGTAAGAATACTTTTAATTGGAGCAAGGAATGTTTTCTCAAACTGCAGATCATAATCAATATTATTATCTAATTTGAAGTAATCAGGGATACCATCTCTAAAAGCTAATACATGTGAATGTACATAATTAGGTTCTTTCAAATAAATGAATTTGATTTTCTCAGCCTCAGTAATTGGTTCTTCATCACCGGCTTTGAGTAAACGATTAAAATTTATGGTACCACGAACATGAATAGGACATCCTTTCTTTGCTATAATTTTACCATCAGCATCGAATTCGCTCCATTTGCGAATCCCATTAACCGAACGAGGGAATGCAATTTCTTGGGGTGTTAAGTCTTGAAACTTTTTATACTCTTCATCAATATAATCTAAAATTTCATCATTATTACCATCAAAGATTATAGGAAGAGTACCTTTTAATGTATCTCGTATTATTTCAGGAGTGCTACTCTTAATTAAATCAAGACCCATAATTTTAACTTTTGGCTCAGAATAACGAACACCTTCATTATCCCATACTCGTAAAGCATATCGTTTCTTTGAAGTCCAAAATCCTTTATCAGAAATTCCTTCACGATCCATGATCATCAACTGTTCTCTTGAATTTGTATAATCAGCTAACTCTTGATAACATTCATTAATGTATGGTTCAAATTGTTCTTTGGCTGCTTTATCAAGAAAATCAGTTATTCTTGTCTTCTCTTCGGGAGTATTTCCCTTGTTAGGGAAAATCTTGTCAACAAGATTGCTAAGACGAAGGTAATTAGAATCTGTATCAATTGCAATAACATAATCATAGTCCTCTGTTTTGAGTAATTTATTGAAGTATATATTAAGTCGGTCAGCAATCCACCGAATTGCTAGTTGACCAGATAATGTAATAGACGAAGCAAGTCTTAAATCAAAATATCTAAAATACGCATTACCCATCGCTCCATAAGCAGAGTTGAGTAAGATCTTTGCTGCCATTTGTTGATTGTTAGATTGAACTACTTTTTTGGAATATTCATTATATTCATTCGTTCCTTTCTTTAATTTTTGTAAATCCTTCTGATAATTAATCATCATTCCTTTAGTGGCTTTACGTTGATTATATAACCATTCCATTAAGTATGGAAATACACCTTGTTCATTCTTCTTATACATTTGACCAGTGGCAGTAACTGTATATCCTTTATCATGAGCAAGTGTTGTGTCAACCTCTTTATTAATAAACTCTTCTAAAGATGATGGAATTATTCCACCTTCAACTAACATCTCAGGTGAAATATTAAATTGACGAATAAGTGATGGATATAGGGAAGCTAAATCAAACGAAACAATCCACTCATGAAATCCAACAATAGGATCTTTAACATATGCTCCTGGATATTCACCCTTCTCTTGTCTACGATTGATTGGTACAATAGTATTCTTACCGATCAAATGATGATATATAATTGAGTCCCAAGTCTTTACTGGAGAAAATACATCAGAGAATCCTAGCTTAGCTTGATAAGCAACAGTCATATGCAAATCAATTAATTTCATCTTGTCATCAATCTTTTGTACTAACTCAACATCCTTTACATTATAGCGAATGAACTTATCATAATTTGCTGCCTCAAGTTCATGAAGAGATTTCACTTCTGAATAATCTAACTTACGTTCACCTAATTCAATATAAGCAATATGATCAAGCCTATAACTCTCTTGGGCTGAATAAGTATACTTTTTGTAAAGCTCAAGATAATCAAGTTGATCTATAGCCAAAATATTTACCAAGGTCTCTTCACGGCTACCGACTTGGGATGTTTTAACATTACATATCTTGAATGGAGACAAATGATTTGCTACCTTCTCTCCAATTATATTTGTCATACGATTATAGATGTATGGCATATCGAAATGTTTGATGTTCCAACCTGTTATTGCGTGAGGAGGTTTCTCTGTCCAAAATTGTAAAAACTTTCCAAGCAATACTTGTTCAGTACCACATTCATAATAGTTGACATGATCATATTCACCGCGATCATTCCAAGCATTCAAACCCCATGTATGATAATCATTTCCATCATATATAGTGATGGCTGTAATTGGTGCTGCGGCATCTTTAGGATGGGGAAATCCTTCAATTGATTCTGAGTTAACCTCAATATCAATATTCCAAATTCTAAGAGATGTTAAGTCATATTCAAGATCAGATTCTGGAAATTGTTCATGAATGTATTGGATTAAGAAAGTATCCATCCCATGAATAGATTTTCCTTGTACATCTTTTTCTTGTTCTATCCAATCTCGGGCGTCACGAATACAATTAAACTTTTTAGGCAATAAGTTCTCATTCGTGATTAAACTTTTGTAAGGTGATGTACGATTAGTATTGACGTATAAAGTTGGTTCAAATTTAGTCTTCTTCTGATAGTCAATACCATTATTATCTAGGCCACGCTCATACATGAACTGGCCCCATTGTTGGATGTTTGTGTATATCATATAGTATTCATTATATCAAAATTCTCAAGATTTGTAAATAGATCAGGAATCAATAATTGCTTGGATCTTCTTAATTTGTTGATCGATTATTTCACCACGATTTGGCCATCGAATAGTGTCTTTTTCAGGACTCTTCTTAAGATTATATAGAAGAGGGAGAATAAGACGAGCCATATTTTCTACTTTAGATTGTGCTGCTTGTTCTACAACATCTCGTACTTCATCAAAATCGAGTTGAGATAAAATTGTATCAAGCTTATGTTCAATATTAGATGATGATTCTACTACAGCAGTTTGTACTGCATCAACTTCATCTTTATTAATTGGTGTCTCTTCGAAAGAGATTCCAAAATCGAAATCATTTGGATTAAAATTTTCTATTGCCATTATACTGCTCCAAAAGAGTATTTAGGTTGAAGATTCCAATTGTTCTTGTCTTTATAAGGAATGATTTTGAATGTGTTATATTCAGCAATCGGTTGATCTGTCATATTAGATTCTATACTTAATAAATCCCATTCTGACAAAAGTTGAATAATACGATTCCGTCTTTCAAGATCTTCAACAGTTAAATTTGCTTGTCGTCCATCTTGAAGAAACATCTCCTTAAAATGTACGATATAATATTTTCCCTTCTTATGAAGTATATGTGCTGTCTGATAAAGAATGTTATCTTTATTAGATGCAATACCCATACGAGTTAAAGTTTCTTTAACTTTTAGGAAATCATCAGGGTCTTTCAAACTTACCTCAATCATGATTTCCGGACTCCATTTCACGATTTGTTCCGTTTCCATTCAATCCGCCTGTATTATATTTTTCTTTTAGATGAGATAATTGATCATTGGTTAGTATGCTCAAATATTCAGTGGCCAATGTATTATTTATATAATATAGATTTTTGAGAAAGTTTACATCATCAGATTTGACTGGTTTATACCATTTAGCAAATCTTTTCCGAGGTCGAACAGAATTTATATAATAATCCATTTGGATCTCAGGATCAAGATCAACAAGTAGATCAGCTTGATATGCTTGGAATACTGTGTCAGAAAATTGAGACATTGCTCGATTAGTTAAGAATGCATTGTACTCAGGTGGGTTATCTTCTCTTAAGATATTGCCCTGGCCTTGATTAATAGCATTGCTTATAACAAATGGATTAGCCATTTTTCCACTCCGCTGTTACCATCATCTCTGCAAAGAATGCTGCAAGATGAATTTCTGGATCTGTTGCAAAGGCAAGCTTATGTAAATATTCACTCATCATTACAATAATCTCCGGTATGGATGCAGATTCAAGATCTGATAAAGCAATATTATATACTTCTTTAATGATTATATCTGGTTCTTGATCAGCATTTTCACCAATCCATTGGCGTGTTGTTTTAAAGTCTTTGTTCTTTATGGCCCGAACCAACTCATCCATATTACTAGTTCCAATATGGCCAAGAATATCGAGACTAAGATTAGACCCACTACTGTATCTTTGGAGTTCATTTAAAATTCTCCTATTATCTGGATAATGTTTCTCAATAACTTTTGCAACAATTGCATTATCTTCTACATCAACATTCTCATTTCTAAGAATCTCAATAAGACGCTTCATCATTTGAGCCATTAACTTTGGCTTATCACTTTTTTTGATTTTGAACTCTACTACAGATGTTCTAGAATGAAGAGGTGAAATGATTTTATTAGCATAGTTTGCGGTAAGAATGAATCTAGAGTTTGAGCTAAATTCTTCCATAAAATTACGAAGTGCAGGTTGAACAGAATTCACATTTAAGTAATCTGCCTCATCAAGAATCACTGCCTTTGGTTTACCATTCAAAGACATGGTTGTTACATAGTTTTGAATAGTTGTACGAAGTACATCAATAGATCTACCTTCATTAGATCCATTAATAATTAAGTAGTCTAGATCAAGTTCATTACATAATGCTCTAGCTACAGTTGTCTTACCAGTACCTTGTGTACCGGAAAGAAGTAGATTAGGAAAATCTCCTTGATCTACATATTCCTGAAATGTGTCTTTAATATTTGAAGGAAGAACACAATCTTGAATAGTATGAGGTCGATATTTCTCAACCCATAAGAAATCATCTTTCATAATATAACTCTCAAATTTTAATTTACTTAGCTACTGTCATAGCAATATAATAA